CACTCATCAAGGGCAAGATGACAAAGAAGTTCGTCCCTGTCCCCTTCCTGGTGTTCCATGATGGGAAGCCGTTGGACCAAGTCAATAGCATCACTCGCATTCTCAATAAGGTCTTCGGCAAGAAGGTAGGGTCGTCCATGTTACGCCATGTGTATCTCAGTTCCAAGTATGGTGAGGTCAATGAGGAGCAGAAGAAAGACGCAGAGGCAATGGGACACTCGGTAGAGATGGGTCGGGAGTATATCAAGAAGTAAGAATGGAGGATTGGAACATATGGAGGGTTTCTGAGACTTTCCAGCCAAATCATACTCTGTCCGACCTCATCTCGCCATCTGGCGAACCGACAATTAATCCACCATATCCTCCATTCCTCCACTTTTCAATCATCACCGATAAAAATTGATTGCCGTTTTTTGATAATAAAAAGGCACACAGTTCCCTACAATGTCTCGTCCCACCCTCACCAAAGAAGACATCGGCTTCCGCTCCCTTGATGCGTCCAAACTCTCCTTCGTGGAGCAGATGAAGAATGCCTGCCCTGGTAAGGACAATGATGTCTGCCCCATCATTGACACGGAGAAACGCACCATCACCCGAGCCACCTTCCAGAAGCACTTCAAGTTCGCCATCAACGCCTATGCTTGTCCCAAGCAAGAAGACGCAACCTATGCGATGTTGATAATCTGCCTCGTGAATTGGTGCGACATTCCCCAGGAGATGTTTGCGAATGGCGGTAAGATTGTGAAGTGCGGACTCATCTCCTTTCCTCACAACGAATACGATGCGTCCATTCGTCTGTGGTGTTCCAAGCAGGTGGGAAAGAGTGTCATCTACGAACTCACCGTCTCCGCTTACAAGGACGCAGTCCCGCAACCGACGGGAGACAAGCCCTATGTGAAGCAGGTCATCAAGGGCGAATACTAAAAACCCACGAAACTTACAAGAATTAATCTAAAAAGACCAGAAAAGATACTTACCATATCTTTTTTGATGTTTCCCATATACTTACATATAGATTATTACATAAAAACATCAGAAAAGATACTTACCACATACTTAAACGGAATAATTTTAAAATTATTCCCATATATTTCCCAGTAATCTCTTATTGTAAGTATCTTTTTGATTAATTGTGGTAAGAATGTGGTAAATATGTGGGAATCTCTTCATATCTTTACTGGTAAAGTCAGATTCTACGGTAGGGTGATTCAATTAAAAACAATTAAAATAATTTACCCCCTATATAATAAAGAATGTCCGTTCAGAGATTCCAAAAGAGTAATGCCGACCAGCAACCGACGCACATCTACTACGATATGAATCTTATCAACAACGATTCGTCGTTCCCCGCCTTGCCTGTGCGGTTTCAATACAAAGAGACTCGTTCCAACTACTATCTCCAAAGTCCGCAAGACTACTACATGTCTATCGTCCGCTTCTATCTACAAACTCCGACACTCCCTTGTTTCATTCCCCAAATCAATCTGAATACCAACGGCAACTTCGGAGGGACTTATCCGATTCAGTCTATGAACGGTGCTTCTAACTCAGCAACGAACTTCCAAATCAACCTCTACACACCTATCCCAGTGGTGGCGGGTGCGGTCATCTATGTAGGCTACTCAGGCGGATTCTTGACGAATCAGGGAGCAGATGTCGCTACGGGGAACAACTACTACCGTGTTATATCCACCGCCACTAACTTGGCGGGTTTCACGGAACTTACTGTTCGCAACGACAACCCTGTTACTGTTGGCGTTCCCTCTAACTACATTGGTGGAAGCACCCCCGCTTTCAGCGTCAATGGTGGAACGCAGTATGTAGAGTATGCGAACCTTGACATTCTTGCTCGCACTTTTGTCCCTGCGACGAGCGAACTAACCATTAACATTACCCCAGCCTCCAACCCTTTCAGTCTCATCAGTCTCTTCGTCGCTGGGGACACCATCTTCATCAACAATGGTGGTGTGTTGAACGGCACTTACACCGTCAAGACCGTCTTGGTTGATTCGCTTGTATTGAACGCTCCTCAGTTGTTGGGTGTCACCCTTCCTGTCTATACCCCCCTCTCTGCCTCCTTCACTTCTAAGGGCGATTTCTACAATGTGACTTCCTACAAAACTACGCTCCAATTCACGAACTCGGTGGGACTTCAGACCTTCACTGTCCCAGTGGTCTATCTTCCAGAAGACGCAACCCAAGCACCTCCCGTGTGGAATCCCTCCAACAACGAGGCTCTCTCCCTTACTGACATTACCGGTCAATACTACTACATATATAACTACAATACCATGATGACAATGGTGAATTACGCTCTCGTCAATGCCTTCTGGGGTCTGAACGGTGCGTGTTGGAATAGCACGGCAGGTGTGGTTACTCCTCCACTCATTCATATGACGGGTGCGGTCGCAGGTCCTGCGACGGTAAATAACTACCAGTCCCCCACCGTCAGTTGGAATCTCTCCAATGCGACTATCCTCGTCCAAGCCGACAACAATGCGTTTAACAACCAGGTTCAACTACTCCCCATCTATCTCTACTTCAACCAGGCACTTTCCACTCTGTTTGACACCTTTCCTTATGTGTATCCGAATGTCCCACCAGAGAGTCCCCTGTATTCTTACATTAACTTCAACACAAGTTATGGTGCGGGTCTCTATGTTGTTCGGACCTTCTCCACCACGGGAACGGCGACGAACCAATATACGGCAATCCAGCAATACCAGCAGAACACCACGGCAGGTCTGTTTAACCCCGTTCAGTCTATCGTGTTTAGTTCTACTTTGCTTCCTGTGGTAATGGAGAATGTAGGTCTGCCTCTTATCCTCAACGGCACGAGTCCGAACAACATTACGATAGGTTCTTCGGCGAATGTATTCCCCATCGTGACAGACTTCCAGGTGGGTGTCAATGCGACCTCGGGCTACATTTCCGACATCAACTATGTCCCTCCTGGCGAATACCGCCTGGTGGATTTATACGGCAAGTCTCCCGCCAACCAGATTGACATTCAAGTCTTCTGGAAAGACCAGTATGGCTTGATTCACCCCTTCTTGGTCGGTTCGGGTTGCGTCGGCAACATGAAGATTCTATTCCGAAAGAAGAACTACAACAACATTGACCTGGACGACTTGTAAGGCGATTAAGAAAAACTTTATCTTTTTTTTATTATTGCTCTATAATAAAAAGAATGAGTCAAGACTTCACCAAAGTTCTCGTTAAAGATGACCGCCTGAATGTGACTGATGCCGTCTCCTACGCCGTTCATAAAGGAGGTCAGAACATGACCTCCTCGCAGTTCCAAGCCATCTCGCAGACTCCGTCGTCTTGTTCGTGGAACATTCAAGTTCCCAGCGAACAGACAATTATTGACCGTCGTGTCATGTGGAAATCAACGGTTCTGCTGAAACTGGTGGTTACAGGCACGGCTCAGAACGCAGGTCAGATGCCTATCAATCTCGCCCTTACGGACTCTCTCGCTCCGTTCCCGCTCCACCAGTTGGCTTCAGTCATGACCGCTACTATCAACAACAACTCCGTTTCTATCAACATTCGTGATGTCCTCCCAGCCATTCTCCGCTTCAACGACCGCCGTGAGTTGGAACGCTACAACGGCATGACTCCGGTTGCTTTTGACCTTCTCGCCGACTATGCCTCTGGTGTGGGTGCGAACCTCAACTCGCTCGGTGGCTGGAACAACTCCGCCGACAACGACCTGTTCTCTCGTGGTGCTTTCCAGATTGATGCGATTGGTGGAACGACCGCAAACTCGTCTCTCAATGCTCCTCCCGCCACTCTCCCGACACCCCTTGTTAATGGTGTGGCTCAGGACATCTACATTCAATTCACGGTTACTGAGCCTCTGCTCCTGTCGCCCTTCATCTTTGCTGACCCCAAGAGCAATAACCAGGGTTTCTACGGAGTCCAGAACATGAACTTTGTGTTTAACATCGGTGATGCGACTCGTGTGTTCCGCACGGCTCTCACCAATACGGGTGCGGGAACAAGTCCCTTCGGCAACACCTTCATCACCTCGGCTTCCGTCGTGTCCTTCTCTGGTTCGCAACTCATCTTCAACTTCCTCACGCCTCACCCAAGTGATTTGATGCCTGCCCGCAACGCAGTGCCTTACTACGAACTCCCAAGATTCATAACATCACCAGGCATTCAGGTTGCCTCCTCTTACAACCCAGCGGTTACTGCTTCCAATGTTGCTCTTCAGGTCTCGCCCGTCACTCTTAACACTTCGTCCCTCCAGTTAAATCAAGTGCCGGACCGTCTTATCATTCAGGTTCGCACTCCCCTTAACCAGACGGCTTGGGGTCAGCCTGATGCGTTTCTTTGTATCCAGGGCATTTCCATCAACTTCAATAACCAGTCGGGTATTCTGGCTTCTGCTACTCAGCAAGACCTCTATCGCTATTCCGTGGAGAACGGCAGTAATCAGTCATGGAATGAGTTTAGTGGTTTCGCAACTGTTCCCGACAACGCCTCTGGTTGCGGTCGCCGTCTCGCTGGTTCGGGTTCTCTCCTGGTGCTGGAGTTTGGTAAGGATATTCAACTAACAGAGGACTATTATTCTGCCGGCAGTTTAGGCAATTTTAACCTCCAAATCGCTATTCGGTGCTACAACCAGTTTTCTTACGCTATTGTTCCAGAGATTGTCCTCATCACCATGAATAGCGGTCTATTTGTGAATGAGCGTGGAACTTCCAGCACTTACACTGGTATTCTCACCAAGGCTGATGTCCTTTCCGCCTCCGCCCAAGAGCCTTACTTCCAGTCCAGCGTCAAGCGTATGGTCGGCGGTGGCTTCCTTGATTCCATCAAGTCAGTGGCGGGTCGTGTCCTTCCTCATCTGTTGAAGCACGGCAAGGCTGAACTCGCCAAGTCAGACCACCCCATGGCGAAGATGGCGAACCAGGCTCTCGGTGCGATGGGCTACGGTTCAAGCGGTGGCGGTCCAAGCGGTGGCGGTCCAAGTGGCGGTCGCATGAAGTTGGCGGACCGACTGATGGCGAAATAAATGGACGATTGGAACATATGGAGGATTAATTCTGGGTTGGCTGGAAACGGTGATGCCCTCCGATGAGTTATGTTTTGGCTGGAAAGTGTCAATAATGTTCCATATCCTCCATTCCTCCATTCCCCGACAAATAACCTACGGATTAAATTAGTATTTTTTTATTATTGCCCTATAATAAAAAGATGTCCCAACTTGAAGTCGCATCAAACGAAATCTACGCCCAAGACTTTACCCTTGTCGCTGGAGAAGTAGCCCCCATCGCCGTCGCCAACTGGGACGGCTCGTGTAGGTTGCTTTCCATTGTCCGCAAGTCCCTGGGAGCAGTCCCTGGTGTAGTCGGTGTTCCTCACGCTTCCGTCATCAGTCCTTCCGCCGTCGGTGCGGGTTCGGTCTGGTTGCTCGGTGTCTATTCCAGCGTTGCGACAGATGTATCAGTCTATACGGTGTATTGGACTCGCCAGTATCAGGCTTCCCCCAACTACCTCCAGACTGGTGCGACGATTGGGGTTCAGTTCGCTCCATAAAGTGGAAAAGAATGAATTATTTTTATTATTGTCCTATAATAAAAAGAATGTCTCAATTGGAAGTCTATTCTAACAAAATTTACGAACAGTCGTTTGTCCTCGTCGCAGGTGTGGGTGCGGTCGTCAATCCCGCCGAGTTCAGTGCTTCGTCCCGACTCCTCTCTATTGTCCGAACCGTCGTAGGAGGCACACCAGGCACTCCTCATTGCCGTGTGGTTCGTCCTACCGCTTCCCCAGGCTCTTCCGTCTGGGGTCTCGGCATCTTCTCCTCCGATGTTGCTGACACTTCCACCTATGTTGTCTATTGGACGCAACAGTATCAGGCTTCTCCGAACTACCTTCAAGCAGGTGCGACGATTGGAGTCCAGTTTGAGCCATAATTCCGATATATCAAATAATTATTATTTTTTATTATTGCTATATAATAAAAAGATGCCTTACGACAATCCGTATAACCGAGCAATCGCAGACAAGTTGAACGACATTGATGAACGATACGCTCATCTCTATGCTTACAGTCCAGTAGATGGACGAGGTGGCTATGCTGGTGCTGGTTCTTCTGCTGGTGTGCTATTTCAAATGGGTAATGCGTCTAAGAGAGAAGCAGAAGACAACATCGTTAATGACGATTTAGATTTGCCTCCCGTCTATTACTACGGCAATGACGCTGAGGGCGACATGAGTGGTGGTAATGGCTTTGCGGAAGGTTCATTCCGTGACAGAGGCGACGGTCACCAGATGGGTGTGGAGTCCGCCACGGGTTTCTTTGATAAGAGTGGCGGTCAGGGCTACTCGGGTGGTATGAGTATGATGGGTGGAGCAGTCGGCACGGTCAATCCTCACACGGGCGGTCAGGGTTATTCAGGTGGAAACCTCTTTGGCGATTTGATTGACGGCTTCTCGGATTTGGGTTCAGACATCGGTAAAGCAGTAGAGTATGTCAATCCCTTTGGCTCAGGGAAGCCAGAACACAACAAGATGAAGGCTCGTCTCCTTGGTCGTATGCTGGGTCAAGTGTTGAAGGAACATGAGAAGATGAAAGGTTCGGGTGATATGAGCGGTGGTTCGTGGTGGGACTCTCTGAAAGAGGGTGTTTCCGATGTCGTCGGTCTTGTTCCCCACCTCTTGCTTCACGGTCTTGGTAAGAAAGCGGGTCGTCCTAAAAAGATGAAGGGTGGTGCGATTCTCGGCAACCCAGACCCTTACCCCGTCCAGGGCAATTCCGAGCGTATCGCAGGACGGGGTCGTGGTCGTCCGAAGAAGACAGAACTTCTCTCGTCAAACGGCGACCTTCTTGCTATGCCCGCCCCCGTCGCCCTTGCGAACGGCGTTCCGCCCAAAGCACAGTTGCGGGGTTCATACGGCGGAGCAAAACCTCGCTCCAAAGCAGAGAAGTCGGTGATGGACGCAGTCAGCAAGAAGTTGGGGAAGGGTAAGATTACAAAGGCAGAGAAGGACGCTCTGAAGTCCGTGGTGGAGAAGCATGGCGGTATGAACCTCCCTGGTATGACAGACAAGACGGGCGGTAAGAACCTTTCGGGTATGACGGATAAGACGGCTGGTATTGTGGCGAAGATGGGTTCGGGCGATGGTCGCAAGGCTCGTGCCGAGATTGTCAAGAAGGTGATGCGTGAGCGTGGTGTGAAGATGATTGAAGCATCAAAGATTGTCAAAGCCGAGGGTCTCTATAAGAAGTAAGACATGGAATGAATATTATTTTTTTATTATTGCTATATAATAAAATGACTGACACATTACGAGCCAAGCAAAACATGGAGATTCTTGATGTCTTCAAGGACATTCACAGTCAGGTGGTGGGTCGTCAAAACCGTCAGATTCAAGCCTTTCCCGAGACGCTTTTACCCAAGACCCAGCGTGATTTGGGGGCAGAAGTGAATACCGACAAAGCGGTGGAGCGTATTAACCAGGTGTTGGAGACGAAACTGGGTTCGTTGGAGTATCTTGTGGGTGAGTTCGCATCAGGTCCAGGGATTGACCCCATGTTTATGGTGAAGAAAGATGCGAGACTCCCTGGAAAACAAGCCGAAGACATCGTTACGAACACGGGCGATATTGTTCCTCTGTGGAACGGGATTGTCCGCCTTTACAAAGAGCCAGGTCTGAGCCGTGAATCCCAGAACATTATCAAGGTGAAAGTCCAGGAACTCACGCCCAACCTGGAAGCCATGGTGTATGGTATGAACTCAGCAATGGACTATGTCTTTCGTCAGCGTGTAATGAACGCCTCTTTGATGTTGATGATTATGGAGTTTCTACGCACTCTCTCCGTCTATGTCGTCATCAAACAACAGGTAGATTCGGGTCTGCTGGAACTTCTCTCTGTGGAAGCACTCCATCGGACTTACAAGAACCTTCTGGAAGAGCAGACCTCTGACCGTCAAGCCCTTATCAAGAAGTATGCCCCTCGTGGCGACATCACTTCTACCCCCATTCGCAACATTCCAGACTTTGATGTGTTTGGACGACAGGCTCGTCTGAAAGCAGTTGCGGAAGAACTGGGGATTCCCGTTCGTGCCTTTGCGAGTGCGAACATTGGCTCTATGACGGGACAGCAGTTCAATGAGTTCCTGGCGAAAATAACCAATGAGGCACAAGACTTCAAAGCAAGAGGATTTACTCGTCAAGAGGAAGCCATTCTCCAAGAGGCACAAGAGAAGATGGAACAGATTCAAGCGTATGAAATCTTTAACCGACAGTCAGATGAACGAGTCGCAGAGTATCAGGAACTCATTAGGCAATTGAAAGAGGAAGAACCTCTCTCACGGGAAGAAGCGGAGCGTCTGACAGAGGAAGTCCCAGAAGAACCAGTTATACCTGACTCACCCGACCGTGTAGAGTTCCCAACGGGCGAAGGTGGCGATGAGGCGTATGAAGAGGCGATGAGAGCCTATCGTGAGGCGATGATTCCAGTGGAGGTTGCTCTTTTGAGCCGTCAAACCGTCATAGAATATAATGAGGGTCTTCTTGCTCGTGTGGAACAAACTGTAGCACGAAACAAAACGATATTTGACCGACAACGGCGTATTTCTGCG